TTATCGAGTCTGTCAAAATAGCTATCAATGTCAGTATAAAGTGTGTCGCCGAATGTACTGATTCTATCAAGCTCTGTTTGTCTTTTGCCCTTAAGGTCTGCAAGACCAGCGGTTAGTGTGTCATATTGGTTTTGGAAGTTAGAAAAACCCCCTGGCATAAACTGACCCATAATGTCAGACGAAAACCCTTGCTTCTGCAAGTTAAGGTCTGACAACTGTTTCTCTAGCTGGTTCATAGACGCAAGGTCTGCAATTCCTAGCTGACCCAATGTAACGCCCATACCACCTAAACCTTGGTTCAAGCTTTGACCAAAGTCTGTAATACGTTGTTCTTCTGCTGCCCTGTCTGCTTTCAACTGGTTAAGAGTGTCAGCAAGACTGCTAATGTTTGATGAGAGTGTATCGTAATCGGTTGTAGAAAATTTACTTAACTCTGGAATGTTTGTAATACCAATAGGCCCATACTCTGAGCCGACGGATGACTCGAATATTGGCTTGTCTATATCTGTATCAAGATTACCCAAAGCAGTAGCGAGGTCACTTATCTGTGGGGAGTACACATCAAAGATGTTCTCGTTTACATCTGTCGTTGTGGGGTCATCATACAAGTCAGATATGCCCGTGCCAGAAAGCGCACTCGAAAGAGTGTCATATTGGGTCTGAAGACCGCCAAGTGCCGTGTTAAATGTATCTACAGCAGTGTTGTAAGCTTCAGCTTGCTCGCCGTATTTCTTTTCTGTGTCCTTCCTGATTTGGCTTTTTTCAGCTGTGTAATCAGGTGGTGCTGGTGTGCTTCCGCCTTTAGACATTTTTTTTAGGCCTCCCTCTCTTGCGTTTTATACCATCTTTCGGATTCTTCTTTGAGGATGCCGTAGACGACTCCATCTTCGCTGCCGTGATAGTTACGTAGTCGTCCTTCTTCCTTGAAACCAAGCGCCTCAAGAAGTCTACGAGATTTTTTATTTGATTCTTTAGCCAACGCAGACATCCTAATACAACCGCAAGTAACCCACGTATAGTGGAAGAGAATACGGAGTATACGCTTTTGCCACATACGAGCATTGGTCGATACAACACTGACGTGAATATCGTTTTTAGTCCACTCGCTAAAGATGACTGCACCGATAAGTTTGTCGTTGAGTTCAAATCCAAAACATTGAGGGCTGTTCCAAGTAATCCCTTCAAGGTGCTTGCTAGCCCATTTTGAAATTCTTTCATTATCATGCGTTATTACCTTTATCATACATATTAACTCGCAATCACACTTACAGCCATAGTTACTTCAAGCACACTTGCTGAAGAGTTGTTGGTTACAATAAATTCTATTTTCTTTGATGCAGTAGAAGCATCTATTTCAATCGGCGTACCAAGGGCTGTTTCAGAAGGTGTGGAACTGGCACTTAGTGTGCTACCCAAGCCAACGCCATCTACAGATATTTGTACAGTACAAGTGCCTGACGTGGTTCTGATTGCTATGCCGTCTATTCTAATCTTTTGTTTAAATATTCTTTTCACGCCGAACGTTGTGTTTGTAGGCGTTGCTACTTCAGTAAAGAAACTATCAGTAGAAAGAACGGTAGGAAGTTGTGTGGAAGGCAACCTACCAGTTGAGTCGAGAGACGCCACACCGTTTGCTGCACCTTTTTGAGTTACTGGAACAACTGAGGAAAGGTCTACTGTTCCGTACTCAAGAGCCGTCCCTGTACCATTTACCTTCACAAACTGACTTGCGTTAGCTGATGTAAAGGTCGGGAGAGATGATTCAGGAGACGTCTTTAAGAACTGCGTACCATCAAAGAACTTTAACTGATTTGGTGTTTGTGATGTATCAAGAAACAAATCACCAGTTGCTGGAGCTGATGGGGTGGAGCTAGACACTGTAAGTTTAGCTTTTGCAGTAAGGGCTGCTGACAAACCATTTACTTTTGCTTGTTCAATGGCGTTGTTGTCTATTTTAATTTTAGCAAGCTGTATTAGACCACTGTCTGTATGAACAAAATCTTGCTCAAACATTTGTCCTGTAACAGCTTGAACAGATGTGTTCTCAACTGTGATAATTGTTACAGTGTTCCCTGATGGAACAGATGAGTTGAATGTCACAGTATTTGTTGATGCAGATGTGGTGTAGTCATTAGCACCACCTTCACGCATAAGAATACCGTTCTTATAAACTTGTAGTCTTGATGTTGAGTCGTGAACAAACGCAAACACAGCTTGCGCCCCTGTTGTCACAACATCTGTTCTTGTAAATCCTGTTATGGCTGTTGACCTAATCTTGTAGATAGAGACAACATCTGCATTAGACAAAGCACTGGTAAATGTAACTGCACCATTGCTACTAGAGCCAGCTGTTGGACTGCTAGTGTAATCAAATGAAGAGCCTGTTCTTTTCAGAATACCATTTACGTATACAAGAAGTTCGTCTGTGGCTGCGTGAGCATAGTCAACAACTGTTGTTGAAGTGCCAGATATGACAGTGTCTTGTCTTGAGTGAATGATTGGAGCCCCAATCTCACCAACAGTTGCACCCGCTGCACCCCGTAATTCTGCTGCCGAAACAAGTGTTATATACCCAGTTGTGTCGTCTGCGTATGTTCCAACCCTGTACTGGATGTCGCCACTTGCATCTTTTCTGAACTCGATTGGGCCTTGCCATTCTCCTGTGCTACTAAAAATTGTTTGTAGCAATTCGCCGAGAGTATTATCGCCTAGTTCTGCTGCATTTAAGTAGCGAAATAAATTCTCAAATTCTGTATTAATGTTTCCAGAAGAGCCGTAGTTCTGCGGAAACTGTTGTCTGATTCTTGCCATTATGTCCTCACTACTACTGCAAAACCAATAAGTCTAAGCAATCCGTCACCCCCTTCAGTTTTAAACTTATACTGGGCTGCTCTGTACCTATGTTGCCATTTTCTTTCATATTGCCTTGATAATGGCACATCTTGAAAGTAGTTGTCGTCCGATGTGTCGTCTACTTCCATAAACATTGTGCCAATAAGCCTTCCTTTGTCGTCTTGAGCTTCTACAGATACCTTTCCTTTACCAGCCATCTGCAAAATTATGCTCGATGTTTCTTTTGTATCCTCTAAACTACCATGCCATAAAAGCGGTGTCGTCACTGTTAGTTCAGGAGTGATAGAATTATCTTTAAGCTCTTCTACCTTCAATACTTCAAAAACACCACCAGTTGTACCAAACAAAAGCTTTCCGTTAAGAAATGCGCCACACCTAGAGTTTAAAAAGGTTCCTGTACTAAACTTTGGTTGTGGCTGACCGCCTTCTGGATTCATGGCTAGAGTCAATCTAGTGCATAAAAACCCTCCAGCTTGTGGGAAAAACAGGTGGTATTGAGCGGTGTCTTGGTCAAATACTGCACTAATTTGTTCTGGGTCTTCTACGGACTCAAATAGCTCTCTGTATAAAATATCAATCTTGTCTGAAAGACTATAAGAATAAACAAGAATCCCGTTGTCTTCTGAACGTTTGATTGAATGTATGCCAGACCTTGAGCAGAACAACAGGTCTGTGCCAGCATTTACAATGCTGTTGTGAGATGCACAGCCAATATTGATGTTCGCATTATCATCAACAAGCCAGTTATCTATGCTTGGGTCTATCTTAAATATGATAGCTCGGTCAGCAGTAAATACTGCCAATCTGTTTTGCTCGAAAGAACCAAGACCAGTTATTTGGTCAGCTGTTCCAAGCAAGTTTGCAATGTCTATGAACCCAGCTCGTAAAACGTTTGTTGATGCTGGGTCTTCGTCTTCAGGAAAAATCTCGTCTTGGTCTACACGACTTAGGTGTACTTGTGTCTCTCTACCTGGGATTCCAGCAACCACAAGACGTCTTTGCACAGACGTAAGGAACCCTGGTTGCAAGTTGTTTATTGATGGTGATTGGTTTCTTGTAAAGTTTACACCATCGTATCGGTACATTGGCCTTGCTCTTGCAGCCAACTGAACCGATTGATTAAATACTGTAGTGGAAACTATTGCTGCTGTTGGGTGTACGTCTAGTAGTTCATGGTCTCTATCAGATTTAAAGTTAAGACCAGAGCCCGTTTGTTCTACCCACAAAGCTTCGTCTTTACCAAAAAAGCGAATGTGGTTTACTTTGAACTCACCTTTTCTAAATACAGTTGATGGGTCACGAACTATTTGCCCACGCCAGTCTGCCGTGCCGTTGATAATCTGGTTAAGGTGTTGCTCCTTACCAGTATCTAAAGAGGTTATGTCACGAGAGGTATCAAGACCTTGAAAGTTCTCGTAAGCAAATACCTTGGTTTTTACCCCACTTGGAGACTTGATAGTGCTGGACATTAATAGCTAACCGTTCCATTTACTGTATTTGTTTTTCCTTTATTGATGTTTCCTTTGTTTGTGCCGTCATCCACAACAGTCATACGTATCTTTGTATTACCATTCTTCTGTCTCCACAACTGCCTGTTAAGAGTTGTGTTGTATGTTGGCAAGTACACAGACACTTTTTCACTGCCTTGTTGCAAAGCATAGTGATAAAGCAGTCCCTGAACTATAATGATGTCGTCAATCTCACGCACGTCTTGCAAAGATTCGTAATAATCTATGCCATTTACTGTTGTCGTGGTGGTTGTTGTGTCACCAGATGTTGTTGTTGTTGTAGTTGACGGTGCGTATGGGTGCATACGTATATCGTCAATAACCATGTTTGCAAACTCAAGGAACATCAAACCTACATCCCCATCTAATGTTCCAGGGCTAAAATCGCCGTAACGTCTTAGCGCCTGAAATATTAGACTCTCAAGGGGAGAATTTTTCTCACGTATGTGAGGATTAGTGTTACTTGTTTCTGTAGCAGTATCAGTTGTAACTGTTGGCATTAGCTTTCAACCTTCCTACGTACCCTTCCATTCATAATAAAGTGGTCTTGCTCAAACCTAGCAACGTCGTCTGACATTACTTTCCATTCCAAATGATTGTCTGCGTATCGTCTAATTGAACGTATCCCAGCTACATCAAACATGCTGGGCTCTGGCTGTCTGCTTTCAAACCAAACGATTGTTGGTGCAGCAGCTTTTTTTGGCTTTTCTTCCTGAACATAAGCCTCGTTTACATCTGGTGTAGACGGGTCATCAGCCTTGTAATGGCCTTTCTTTGTTCGGGCTCTAACTTTTTTCTCTGTCATATTCACCTCTTGATAAAAGTAAGGGGGCATTATTGCCCCCTTACTATGCCTCAATCGAACTGCAAGGTCGTCCTAATTAGTTCTTCCTTGCGTTCCAGCCTTTAATGTACGCATGCACTTTGTCTTGCAAGAGTTCCAAACCACATTCGGTTAGGTACTCGTGCTTGACGCTGTCTGCGTCGACTGCTTGCCTGTTTTCTAGCAACTGAGTATCACGTCCCTCAAGGTAACGATATACCAAGTATGGGAAGTCAATGATAACCATAGCATTTTTCATGTGTGGAAGCTGACGGAACTGCGGATGCAAGTGTACCATCAAGTCTCCAGCAAATGTAGCATACCTAGTTAGGTTGACTCCGTAAGCACCTTCAACAGCTGTTGGCTGCCATCTGTCCTTACCATACTGCTGCAAGTGGTTCGCTACTGTTTCACCAACGAAGGCAATCTTTTGCTTTGAACCAAACTTGAACACTGTGTTGATTAGAAGAGAGTCAAAACCATCTTCAGTCATCTTACCAGCGCCGTTACCACCATAAGTGGCAAACGCTGTTGTGATGTCAACGACGTTAGTCAAGCTGTTCAATAGACCGCCAGTAAACCTTGTTGGCTGTGCAGTTGAACCGTTAGCTTCGTGCTTGTTACCAAAGAACATAGCTCGCTCGATGTCAGACATGTGGAGCTTAAGTGCCTTAGTCATAGCCTCGTCTAACTTATCACCAGTTCGTAGGTATGTGCTTTGCAAAGTATTTGATACTTGAAAAGCAGTCCTAAAAATCTGAGTGAAGTTTGAGACTACTGAAGCGTCAAAGCTGATTGCAGTTGGTGAAGTGTCACCTTCAGCCGCTGCAAATCCAGCGATAAACAAGACCGCATTATCTGCGATTTGATGTGATGTACCACCAATGTTTCTGGTCACAGTAAGGGTAGTGCCAGTAGTATCAGCAGTAGCGTGCATCACTTCGCTTGTCTCACTGTTGACAATGATTGCGCCTTTTACAGCGAATTTATTGTCGTCAGCAGCGTCGATTGTAATTGCAGCTGTTGATGTTGAAGCAACAGCGCCGTTTACTGTCAACGTACGCTCTGGTAGTTCGTCCCTAAAGTTTTTATACTCTGGGTCGTCTGTTGGCTCTGATGAACCCATTGCAAGCAATGCGTTCAGTGGAGCGTTACCGTTAGGTTCCAACAACGTGAAAAGCTCACGGTAATTTTTCGGGCGGAAATCAGATGAAAACTCTCCTGTTCCCCGCAATCCTTGTATTGCTGCCATAATTTACCTCCTTATAGCATTAGTTACGGTTTCTTTACAGTCGAGTCGTTACGGAAATTAACCATCGCATAAACTCTTTAACACATTGAGCCGTAGCGCAACTTTGTGTGTTATTAGTATGATATGTTATAAACCATGTACTTGTCATCCCTATAAATCATAATCTCCAACTTTAGGGCATCTAAACTTTCTAGGCTTGTACATGGGATAGCCTCTGTGGACTTTCCTTGATATTTCGTATGCACGTCTTTTGCACATCTCCTCTGTCTTGTACGGGCCGTATTGGTCTTCCAGTACGATACAATACTCAGGGTTCATTAAGTGACATATTGTCACAAATGCTTTGTACAAATATTAGCCTACCCGTTTAGACATGGTCTTGTTAATCAAGTTATCCAAAGTAGAGCCACCTTCAGCTGGTGCATTTGTCGGAGTTGCTGCTGGCGTTTGACCTAGCGAGCCCGTAAATGCTTGTCGCCTTTCAGCGATAGCCTTCATTCTCTCCATCTCTGGACTATTCATGCTGTTTTTGAAATCTTGCATAACCTTAATGGTCATTTGAGGGTCAACAAAATCTTCCATAGTAAAGCCACGTTCTGCTGCAAATATCATAAAGTCATTAGCAGCAGTGTCGGGAAGACCCAGTGCTTGTTGTACTCTGTCGATATTGTTAGCGATTTGTTGCTGCACAGCCTGTACGCTTTGTGCTTGTGAGTTGGCAACTTGGTCTCGTGCTGCGTTTGCAACGCCCTGTGAGTTAGCCAATACACCACGTAGTAACTGTGATAGCTGGTTGATTTGTTGCTGCATTTGTTGCATGCCAGCATTGCCTTGGGCTCCAGACATCATCATCTCTTTGTACCCAGGTGGCAGTGAAGCTGCGTTTTCTTCTTCCCACTTCTTAAGACTTGCCTCCATGTCTCCAGACTTGACTGCTGCATCTTTCTCATAAACACCTGGCTTATCGCCCTGTGTGTTGCCCATTGTGGGATTTGATTCTTCGCTTTTAGCTAGGTTGCTAAGAATCTGAGCAACTTCTTTTGTATTCGCCCCAGGGTTTTTGCGCATGTACTGCTCAATAACATCCATAACAGGCTTATACTTTGCGTTCTTAAAGTTAAGAGCGCTGTACCTCTCAAAAGTTGATTTGATTTGTTGAGGTGTAAGCTTTCGCTTTGTCTTCGGGTCACTTCCATCGCCAAACTCAATCTCATAGATGATTGCTTCAGCGGTCATCTTGTCACCTTCAGTTTCGGGACTGCCTTTCTCAGCTGCTTTGCCTTCGTTGCTGTCCTCTTTTTTCTTCTCAGGGGCTGGTGTTTGCGTCTGAGTAGGGGTAACGCCCATTTGGTTTGAGGCCAGTCTGTCTACAGCAGCCATAGCGTCTTGGGGGTTTTGCGGTGTTGCCATTTTATTTCTCCGTTCTCCCAGCCGAAGCGGGGGGTTTGTTTAAATTATTGCTCATTATTGCCTGTATTCTTGTTTCTGTCGTCCATATCAGACAGTGCAATCTCCGACTCCAGCTTTGATTGCAGACGTACAGGTAATTCGAGCATCCTCTTAGCAGCCCATATTGAGCCACGTCTGAAGTTTATTTCTGTCAAATCCATGTTTGCTGACTCAGCAATAGACATGGCAGACGCCAGAATCTCGTCGTTCATTACATCTAAAAGAACCGCCCAACCCTTTGAACCTGTAAGCTCTTTTATCGCTTTGAGCTTTGCTTGTGGGGTCATTTAGTTCTTTTAATCTTCTTACTCTTTCGTACAACTGCCTTGCCAGCCATTACAGACCCGTGACCCTTTTTGTTCACAGTCCTGTTGATAGCAGCATCTTTAGGATTGTACGATTCAATCTTTCCTTCTTTGCTTGCCATTATCGCCCTCTCTTTTCAATTAATCTGTCAATCTTAGAATCTAGTGCATCTAATCTATCTATAACTCTATTTATATCAGATTCCATTTCTTTTTTCGTCACATATTCTTTTGCAATTTCTTCTCGTGTCTTGTTAAGAAGAATTGACAAACGATTGATTTCATTAGACCTCTCACGTAAAAAATACCCGACCAAGCCAAGTATTAACGTTAGAACTCCATTCCATACCATTAACTCCATGCTGCACCTTTATGGCTTTGTAGGCCATTTTACTTTCTCCAGACTATCGTATGTTTTTGTAATGTCACGTAAATCTTGACGATACTTCTTTTGTGCATCTGTCATTGTAAGGTCAGAGCTTGCCCACCAGTCTGTTTCTGCAAGCTTCACGTTTCGTTCTGCACGTAAACGCCTCATGGGCTCTGCTGCTACTAGCTTGTCCTTTTCTGCCTTTACCTCGTCCCAAGTAACACCAAAGTCTTTTGGGTCAGTGCTTTCAATAGCACTTCCGTTTTCGTCTGTGCCAGTTACTTTTGCAAACATCTTCTCAAACTCAGATTTAGATGTGGGCTCGCCACGCAATACCCATTCTTTAATTTCGAGAGACGTTAGTGCTTTTGCTATGTCAGTCATATTGCCTCCTTGTTAAGTCTTAATTTCTGAAACTCTAAAAAATGAAGTTCCACCGTTTGCTGGGCCTTGTCTAGCCCTGTTTATATAGGCGTAACTTTGAAAGTGACCATAAACAGCCCAGTTTAAAGAAACTCCAGCGTTTTGTGTTTTTCCTGTATCTAAAAAAGAAGATGATTGATTGAACACATCGTAACCACCAGTATGAGTGTCGCTTCTATTAGGCGACCAGGGAACATCTGTTTGATACCAAGCGCCTCCAGCACCAATGTTTGTGCCAACAAAATTTTGTCTGCCATAGTTTGACGTCCCTCCAACCGCAGCATAAGTTGAATCAGCATCACTTGCACCTTTGTATGCAAAAGCGAAAGAGTGGTCGTGAGTATCCATGTTTGAGTTTGTGTTAGCGCTTCCAAAAACTATTTCAGCTTCTAACAAAAAATGACTATTAGTTGCTTTGCAAACTAAGGTGACTTCATATAATTTAAAAACGCCTCCCGAACTTGAAACAGCTAAAGATGTGTTTCTGGAATCGTATTGGACTGTCTGAAGTATTGTACCAGCTGACATTTTATCGTAATCCACAGTCGGCAATCCAGCGCTGGTTACTGAAGATATTGCTGCGTTATTTAGTTTTGTTAATGCCATATCTTTATCCTATTCAGAAATCCTAAATCCACTCATAAATGATTCGTGATTATTAACACCAGTAGCACTTTGAGCATTACCAGCTTCGTTATTTTGATAAAAGTCCATTTGGAAAGAATCACCAGCAGAACATTGACACAAACCATTAGTTTGAACAGACTGGTATCTACCAGTTCCGTTTGCTTGAAAGCTACCAACTTCTGATTGCAACATAATTACTTGGTCTGCAACTCTTAAAATTCTAACAATCAACCTATAAGGAACAGCATTAACCATTCGTACATGACCAGTAAAAAAATATATTCCAGCTGTTGCAGCTGTAATAATAATTTTATTATTACTCATCATGCCGTGTGTATCAAAACCTTGCACTCCAGTTCCAGAGGTTGCATTAAGTGGAATATTTGTCCACGAAGCATTGCTAGCAGCAACACTTGAACTTGTATGAACTCTAAAACACGGAACCTTAGAAGGTTTAAATGTTCCATCACTTGCAATTTGTATAGCACTTGTGCCTGACTGGTTTTGGATTGCGTCGACTTTGAT